GGGCGTGGACATTGCGCGCGGGGGTGGCGACCGGACGGCAATTGCGGAGATTCGCGGCGACGTGCTCGAAATTACCGAGAACGTCGAAACGCCGGGGAACCACGCGATCAACGAATCGCTCGTCACAGAGCGGGTGGACGCGACCGGCCTCGACGGGCCGCTCGCCATTGACGCCGTAGGGGAAGGGAGCGGCGTCGCCGACCGGATACGCGCCGCCTATGCGTCCGTGGACGTGGCCCGCTTCAACGGCGGGGCGAACGCGGGCGATAGCGAGAACTACTACGACGCCCGCACCGAGGCGTTGCAGTTGCTCGGTGAGTTTCTCCGCGACGGCGGAGTGATTCGGCCCGATTCACGCATGGCACGCGAGCTTCGCGCCGGTGCGCGGGCGATTGAGTACGAGGAAAAGACGTTGCGCGACCATACGGTGTGGAAGGCAACGAGCAAATCCCGACTCAAAGAACCCGCGCACCTTGGGCGCTCCCCGGACCTGCTCGACGCCGCGACGCTTGCGTGTTGGGCCGCCGCCGGGAAGGGCAAACAGACCGCGCTCGTTGGCGCGTGGGGCCGCTCGCCCTACGAATAACAGCTTTTGAGACACAACCATGACTGACGACAACGACCCCGATAGCTCCCCGCGCATGGGCGCGCACGTCGGCGCGCTCGGCAGTCGCATGGACTTACAACACGCGCTCGGTGAGACGTTCGACGGCGACCGCAACCTCTACGACACCCTCGGCTACGAGGAAACGCCGACGGTCACGGACTATCGCCAGCGGTATTTCCGCCAAGACACAGCCCGCACCATTGTCGATAAGCCCGCCAAGGCGACGTGGCGGGAAGCTCCCGAGTTGACCGACGACGACGGCGACGACGACACCCAGACCGGCTTCGAGCGCGACGTGGAAACCCTGTTCCGCGAGCACGAACTACTCTCGCGCTTCGAGGCGGTAGACCGCCTCGCCGGGATCGGCCACTTCGGGGTGCTCGTGCTCGGCTTCCGCGACGGCAAGCCATTGAACGAACCCGTCGAACCCGGTTCACTCGCCGGGCCGTCCGACGTGGCCTACCTCATGCCGCTCGGCGAGGACCGCGTGGATTCATGGGCGTTGGTCGAGGACGAAACCGACGAGCGATTTGGCCTGCCGGAACGCTACTCGATAGACTTCTCACGCGACGACAAATATAGCGAACGCACCACCGACGACGATATACGCGAGGTGCACTACTCGCGCGTGGTCCACGTTCCCGCCGGGAACACCCTCGATAACCAGTTGTTCGGACGCCCTCGCCTTGAGGCGGTCTACAATCGGTTGCAGGACTTGGAGAAGGTCGTCGGCGCGAGCGCCGAGTATATGTGGCGGGCCGCCGACTACGGCCTCGCGCTCAAGGCCGACCCCGAGCACGCGGGCCAACTCAACGAGGACCAGCGTGACCGCCTCGAAGACGAGATCGAAGCGTGGTATCACGACCTGCAACCCTTCATGCGCCTGTCGGGCATGGACGTAGAACGCCTCGGTGGCGGCGAAACCGACCCGACCGGCATAGTCGAACAACTCTTGAAGCTCATTGCCGGTGAGACGGGGATTCCACAACGGATTCTGACCGGGAGCGAGCGGGGCGAATTGGCGTCTACGCAGGACCGGGCGTCGTGGCTTGGCCGGGTTGCCGAACGCCAACAGAATTTTGCAGAACCCAAAATCCTGCGGGCGACGTTCGACCGCTTCATTGAGTACGGGGCGGTCGCCGACCCGAGCGACGGGTATGACGCCGCATGGCCGAACCTGTTTGAGTTGAGCGAGGTAGAACGCGCCGAGGTGGCCCAAAAGCTCGCGGCGGCGCTCAAACAGACCCGTCGGCAGGGGTCGGGCGAACCCGTCATGTCCCAAGGCGAGGTACGCGCCGAAATCTTCGGCCTCGACCCCGAGTTAGGGAGCGAGGTGGACATAGACGAGAACCTGCCGGAGCAGGGCCTTCCCGACGACGCCCGCGATATGCTCCCACCGGACCAACGCGAGGACGGCCCGCCCGATCCCCCCGACGAGGTGGACGAGGACGACCCCGAGATTCAGGAGCAGTTTGAGCTACTGCGGGAGTTGGACGGCGAGTCGCCGACGGGGCGGACCTATCGCGCCGACGGCGGGGACGCGGGGTAGCATGGTATGCGGTGGTTCGAGAACGGCGACCGTGACCCGTGGGAGCGGCGAGTCGTCTACAACGAACGCGCCGACGAATGGACCCACACCTACGCCCCGATTCTGGTGGTGAGCGCGCCCGTCAACGGCGGCGACGAGTGCACGATTTACAATCCTGACCCCGAAGCGTACTTGAACGAATGGTGCAAGACCGACCTGTGGTATGACCTGTGCGATTGCCAATGACCGAGCTACCTGACGACCCTGACGACGTACCGAACCCGCGCGACACCCGGTGTCCCGCGTGTGGCTCTCCGGCGACCGACGAGAGTATCACCCAAGCCCAACTCTCGGACTTGGGGTACTTGCACAAGGACGTGAGCTACGAGTGCACCGCCGACGGGTGCACCGAAACGTGGGTCCACGGTATCCCCGTCGGGAGCGCGAGCGCGTTTGCCGACGACCTGACGTGTGGCGTCTGTGGCGAGTGTTTCCTGATACACCGCGTCGTGATCCAAACCGAGAGCGTCCTCTTGCACAAGAAATGTCCGGGGTGTTTCAACTTCGCCACCACACACCGCGACACCGACGACGGCGGACGCGCGCTCGTCGGCTACCCCCAAATCACGGGCGCGCTTAACCCCGACAAACCCTACGGCTACGACCCCGACGACGAGTAACCCAACCCCACTACTCTTGGTGTTCCCCATGTCAGACCCGTCCCTTCCCGACGACCCCACCGGAGCCGACAGCGACCGCGACGGCGCGTTCAGCTACGCAGGCGAATGGCACGCCTTTACTATCGGCGCGGGCGTCGGCGTGGCGACCGCCCTGCCGAGCACCACCGCCGCCCGGTTTCTCTACTCCGTGATCGGGATTCGCGCCGACTCGCGCACCGACGCCATGCGCGAGGCCAAAGCCGAATCGTGGTACGCCGTCGGCGGCCTCATGGTCGGCCTGTTGCTCGGTATGGCGCTCTACGCCGAACTGGCCCTGCTCGCATACCTCGGGTACACCAACGGGGTGGCCGTGCCATGACCACGCGCACCCCCGCTCGCCAGCACCGACCCCACACGCACGCGGTGAATCGCCACGACCCCACGCAGACCACCACGCTTCGGCGACAGTACGGACGGCAACTCGCCAAGCGATACCGCTACCTGAAAGGGCTACTCTGGCAGGGCGTCGCCGTAGACGACCGCCTCGCCCTGCGCGACCGCGAGGCCGGACGCCAACCCGGCGGCAACGCCACGGGTACCCAGAACGACGATAACGACGACGAGAACGGCGGACGGCGCGACCGGGACGAGGGCGGGCCTGACCGGCCTACGCCGTCGGACGTGCCGCCGACCGACGACGTACCCGAGGACATTCTTCGCAAGCCGTACCTGTTCCCCGAGGACGAGGAGAAAATCATGCTGTTTACGAATTGGGTGGGGCAGGCCCAAGACGACCTGATTGCCGACGCCCGCGAGAAGCCGTCCGACCATTGGGGCGAAGAATATATCGCCTATTCGTATGAGCAGGGCTTGGAGAACGCCCGAACCCACCTCGAAGAGCGTGGGGTTGACATTTCCGAGGCCGCCCTGAAAGACACGTTCAACCTGCCGATTCACAAGAACACGCTACAGGGGTTGCACGTCCGCAACTTCAAGGCGTTGGACGCTATCACCCAAGCGGTCGGACGGCAGATCAGCGACGTGCTCACCGAGGCGTTCCTTGAGGGCGTCAACCCGCGCGTGGCGGCCCGACGCATGAACGACCGGATTGATTCGGTCGGGATTGTCCGGTCGCGTATGGTGGCCCGCACCGAGATTATCCGGGCGCACAACGAGGCGTCGCTGTCCCGGTACGAGCGGGTCATGGGGAGCGACGCGCCGGTGGCGATTGTCGCCGAGTTTTCGACCGCCGGGGACTCGCGGGTGTGGGAGATTTGCCGGGAGCTTGAGGGGAAACGCTTCTCGATCAAAGAGGCCCGCAACCTAATCCCCGGCCAGACTCACCCCAACTGCCGGTGTTCGTGGGTTCCGGTGACAAAGAATGTGTAAGCCAGTTAGTTCCACCGAGGTTAATCGCCAGACGGCGGCGGGTTCTGCAAAGGGTGTAAAGGAAATCGGGGTTTCGGCTTTCCCCCGAGCGCGCGAGCGCGCGCGTTTATCGCGTAAACGCCTTAAAGACACCCCATATCCGTTACATATCCCCCTTATAAACCCCCCACACACACCACACCCGTTACATATCACCCCAATCACCCACCCACGTCCTACAACCTCGGGCGTTTGTGTGTGTGTGCGCGCGCTCGGGGTAATGTTCAAATCCGGGTTTCCTTTGCACCCTTTGCACGGGCCGCCCGCCGTCCGGCGGTTTTCGCGTGTAAAGGGGGTGCCGCCCCCGCCACCCCCACCGGCAAGATTTGCCGGTACTCGTGAGAAGTCTGGCAACATATGCCGGTATTCCACCGCTTTTAATATATAAACCCCCCTGTGGCCCGCCGGAAGGCCGGGATATGCGCGACAGGCCGGACCTGCAAAGGTGGCGGTCTTCTCCCAGTCCTGTTGCGCGTGCGTGGTTCGACTCCACGCCGGGCCAATCCCAATGACGCCCGCCGTACCGTGGTGGCGGGTCGAGGGTTGATTCACCACGGGGCGTAGACTATGCAGGAATCAGCCCTCGGTACGTTCAACGCCGAGGTAGCGACCGGCGAGATACGGCGCGACGAGTTGGACGGACGGTCCCACATTGTCGCCCCCGTGGTCGCCGTCCGGTCCATGGTCCTCAAAGGCGAGTACCTGCCGACCGAGGAAATCGAGGCAAGCGCGCCAGCGTGGAACGGGCGACCCCTGCCGATCAATCACCCCACCGAGAACGGCGAGTTTACGAGCGCCAACGACCCGGCGGTGCTCTCCGAGCAAAGCGTCGGGCGATTCTTCGGCGCGGACGCCACCGACGGGTCGTTGGCGCTCGTAAACTCGCCGTT